CTTTGTCCTCGTCAACGGCAACTTTTATTAATGTAGTAGGGTCAATGCTAAAACCAAAGTCCATTCCAAAGCCAAAAGGTAAAGAGGTGTCAAAATCAGAAATTTTCCAGTTCTCAAATATGGCTCCTTCTGCTTTGTCCATCCAATTTCCCATAACAATGTGGTTAAACTTAGTCGGGTTTCGCTGCTTCATTGCCTCAAATCGAGCAACAACAGTACTATTTAAGTTGTCAATATTGTCTAAATAGGTTGTATGAATGTACGTGCAATCATTTTTGGTGCCTGTAAATCCTGAGTTTACCATGTAATCCTCAAAAAAACGCTTATAAACCCAATGCTCTTTGGTTGCTGGGTTCATTATAAGCAAAACTCTGTTGGGTTTGTCTACTGCACGCACAGATAAGTCAATGCGGTCAAAAATATCCTCATCAACCAACTCCTCCGCTTCGTCCATTACCCAAGTTGTAACGCCAGCAATTGACTTGAGATTAGCCGTTGCCGTGCCTTGGCTGGTCTTTATGCCTCTGAATAGAATCTTTGAGCCTGTCGCCTTGTTTATAATTTCCGATTGGGTTATTTCAAAGTCGTCTGACTTATTCATCAACTCAATTTTGTCGATGAACTCAGGGATAATAGAAATAAACGCAGAGGTTAGCGTCCATCTAGTAAATAAAATCACGTGACCTTCTTGGTAGGTAAGGTTTAACAGAAACATAGACAATGTCCACGATTTGCCACTACCTCGTCCGCCAGTTATTAAATAATAACGTGTTTTAGGAACCTCTAAAAATAAAGGTTCGTATTTGTCAATTATTTGGATTTTATCCATTCAATTGGTGGTGTTACCTTTTCACCTAAAGTTGTAACGTCAACGACTTGTTTAGGCATTCCAAAGCGGTAGTTAAGCCAGCATTTAATGGCTTGTATGTCGCCGTCTTGGCATCTGTGCCAAAGCGCTTTCCAAGCTTGTTCAGGTACGGCAATAGCGTCCATCTGCTCAATGATTTTAATCTCATCGGCTTTTGGCTTTCTGCCTCCTCCTAGCCTTGCTCCTCCGTGTCCGTTGCTCATCTTGCAAAAATTTGTTTATTCAAGTAAAGATAAAAAAAAGCCTAACCAAAGTTAGACCTTATCAAATACCATTATTGTGTAGCTAAACCAAGACGCATTGGTTGCTGCGTTCCTAATGGTTTGACTATCCTTTGCATTGTGCTTAAATCCTCGGTCTACAATTTGCCCAATGATGTAGTCATTATTTGCACAATTAACGTGACCATCGCCGCCTTGACCTACTACCGCCCAGCTGATAATCAAATGCTTTTTAACGTGCTTTGTGATGTTGTCAATAAATTGCTCCTCAAATTCTTTTGGGATATGCTCACCAACTTCCAGCGACATGACAACGTCAAACTTTTTGCCTAAATAAAACGGCTTGGACAAGTCTAGCACTTTGCCAATTCCGTTTGTTAATGTTTCTGTATTTGGGTTGCCATCGTATGCCTCCACCTTATAGCCGTCAGCTTTAAAAGCCTTTGCATAGTCACCAAGTCCACATCCAAAGTCAACAACTGTCTTGGCTTGCTTATCGGCTAAATACTGGGACAATGCAGCTGCAATGCTTCGGTCGTGAACGTGTCCTGTTTGGTCTGTTGTTTCCCAAAAACCTACCTCGTTAATTTTCATATTTTAAAATTTTAAAAAAAAGCTTGAGCAGAACCCAAGCCTTTTTATTTAACAAAAACCCAAAATAACTACATTAATATTATTGTCTGACCAGTAGGCTCGCCACTAAAATTGCAAAGCTTCCCGTTCCATTCAAATCTTACTTCTTTTTCCCGTCCTTGGTAAGCTGCTGCCAATGTTCTTATTTGGCGCTGGACAAGTTCTATGCATTCAAATTTACCCTTTCCTTTGTTTGACCAAGGCGACCATTGTCCGTCCCTTAATCGGTATCTAATCTCCAGCGAATAGTCAGGCTTTGAAATTGGGTAACCTTTAGCCATCTTTCCGCTTTATTACTACCTCCAAACCAATCTCGTCACAAATCTTGCGCAAGTTAAAAAGGCTTATTGACTCCAAACCATTCTCGACATGGTTGATTGGTGCATGACTCAATCCAATTTTCTTGCACAAATCTAGCTGGTTATAGCCAGCTTGCTTTCTTGCTTTCTTAATTAATAACCCTTCGTAAATGCTCATTTGCTTAATCTTTACGCAAATATAAGATTGCGATTTGATTCCAAGTTAAAACCAAGATTTTTGTTTAAAAAGGTAATAGCTGGTAAATCCCCATTTGTATAAACTCTTCTCCTTTTTTAACCAAGCACTTGCGCACGTTTAACTCAAAAACGTTTTTGTCGTCAAAACCGTACTTTTTCTGTGCAATGTCCATTAACAACTTGACTGGGTTGTCGAGGTCACTTGCTGAGTTGCTAAAGCCAAAGAAAAACTCAACACGTAACATTTGACTTGTGTCCACTTTAGATGCTGGCATACGCAAAATCATTGCCTTTTCGTAATCTTTGTAGGCTGGCGTTTTAAATCTTTTGCCTTGCCAAGCTAAATTAACGCTTAAAGGCTTTTCGTTTATTTTAAACTGAATCATTTACAACGCTCATAAATCCAAGACCAAGCCAAAGTCCACAAAGCCAGCAGCACAATAAAAAGCAGTAGGCTAGAAATCTTTAACAGAGCCAGTAGGGTAATGCCTACCAGCGCTGCAAAGATTGCGTACAAATCGTTTTTTTTCATTTAAAAGGGTAAGTTATCGTTTTCGACAATGCGCTTCTCTGTCGGCTTGTTTGCTACTTGTACAGGCTTCCAATCGTCTACTTCCAAATAATGTGTTGATTTGCCATCAACTTTCTCTTGCTTTTCCTTCATTACTAGATTAACCCATTCGGTATCGTTGGCGTTTAAGTATGCCAGCAACTTTTCTAGGTCACTTCTGCTTTGGCTAATCTTTGTCATTGTGCCAAATTTTGTTTGGATAATCTTTGCGTTTCCGCCGTAAATCTTGCTCATAATTGTTTTGGTTATATTAATTTATCTAAATCTTTATTTTCTCTAATTGCCTGTAAAATAAACAATTTCCAAATTTTGTTCTTGGTCTTTGCTCCAACGCTGGTCTCGTCTACATATCTAACCGTCAAGCGTAATTCTTTTCTAACATCGTTCTCCATCTCTTCCACGTTAAACTCCCAAGGCTTTAAAATTCCTTTCTCTTGAAACTTGTTAAACCAGTTCATTCCCCACTCTGAAATGTCTAAGCAATAACCTGTCTCCTTTGCATACTGGTAATTTTTTCTAAAAATCTGTTTACCAACATCAATCCAGTAGGCAATCTCTTCGTTGCTCGGTTCGCTTTCTTTGTTGTTTAAAGCTTGGACTTCTTGCACAATTTGGCTTTGGTGGTGGGCATAATATTGATTTATCCAAACGCTAACTGTCTTCTCGTTTACGTGGTAAAAATCGCCGTACTGCCCTCGCATACCAGCGTGCAAAATGTAGTCAACTCTTGCCTCTGTCATCCAGCCGTAGCTTCCAAATAATTTACTGAGGCATCCAAGTAACTCGCTTGCCTCTTCTTTTTTGTATTCTTTAAATTGCTTTAGTCCGCAAACAAACTCCATCTTTCGGAGGTGCGTTAAAATTATCTCATTCATTTTTTAGGTGTTTTTGTTTTTGTAAATCTTCGTAAAGTTCGTCAAATACGTTGTAAGTCTTTGACTTTTCGGCTGGCTTGTAGCTGGTTTTTAAATTGTTGGCTAAATAAAGGTTAAAACTATTTTCAGCCTTGGCAATGGTCATGCTTTCGCCTTCTTTTAAAACTGCCCATTTTTCAAATAGCTTTTCAATGGTTTCGTTATCTGTTGAATGTACGTGAGACATCCTTTCAAAATACGGGCGCTTTAAAGGCTTTTCTTTTTTAAAATCAATAAAGACATCCTGCAAAGATAAAAGTGCGCCAGCGCTTCTTTGATTGTTTACATTACCATTTACATTAACATTATCATTTACATTAACATTACCATTTACATTAACAGCTAGGTTTGCTAGAGAATTTGTAGCATTGCTAGGATTTGCTAGGTCATTTCTAGCATTGCTAGCTTTTGCTAGACCTCCCTTTTTTCCAGCTTCAGACCTTAAATGTTTTTTCTCATCCCAAATCTTTAAATCCCTTTTAAGCTGGGTCTTAATTGGCAGAAAGGCAAGGCGCACAAACTTATCTTCAGCCTCAGGATTCTCATCGTTAACATAGCTAAAAATATGCTTAATTAACTTTCCAGCTTGCTCATCGTCAAGCTCTTCAAAGACTTCTCTTTGGTCCGTATAAAGTACAAATGATTTTTTCCCTTCCATAAAATAAAAAGACCCGCCAGTAGGAGTTGGTCGGGTCTAGTTGGTTTAACACCTATGAAACATTTAGGACTCCTACCTCTTAAATGTTCCATTCAATATTCGAATATAGAAATTTTTAATTTATCCAACGAGACAACGCTTCTTTAGTTGAAAATAAATGCAACCGTATGAAAGTCCCATTTCCATGGCAATAACCTTAATTGGTTTTCTGTCCTGCCAGCCTTCAAAAATTAATTCTTTTTGGTATTCAGTTAGATTGCGCCCCCTCATTGTCGTTTAAGATTTGTTCAATAGCTGATAAGCAGTCGTGAAATAGATTGCCACCTTGGTCAATCGAATTGTGGAGGCGTTCAAACAAAGTCACAAACTCGTGAAACTGCTTAATTGTTGCCTCTCCGCCGTCGTAATTTTCCAAGAATCTAAACGCTTCGGTTGACTTACGTTTTAAAGCGTTAATCATGTTTTTATGCTTGGTTCTTAGGTCCACGTCAAATGCTTTCAGCATTGTCACATCCTCGTAGTAATCCAGCATAATTTCTTGGAGCGCCAAGTAAACCAAATACTTTTGAGTTGCTCGGTGATTGAGTTCGGTAATTATTTCCTCTCGTGTCATACTAAATCCTTTATTTTAACAAGCACGCCAACGCTGGTGTTGTTGTCTCCACCTCTGACGTTTGGTCTTGCTTTGCCTTCGTCTACTAATTTTTTTACAAGCATTTTAAGTTCGTCTGTTTTAATTACAATTGCTTTGAATTCTGCGATTTTATAAACCCAATAATCGGCTTGAGTTGTGGCAATGCCTGAGAGTTTACCTCGGCTTTCGTATTCAATGTAAATGTTTCCAGTTCTTGCAGACATTCGGTCTGTCTTAACCTCAAATTTGGAATTACTTACAATGTCGTGGAACCAAGTTTCTCCCTCGACAATGCCATACTCTAAGTCGTATCTAAAATCGCTATTAAACTCCACGCTTTAAAAAGTAGCGTGCAACCCTCTTGCCATTCTCCAGCGTAACCATGTCGGTCACCACGTTTAAACCTTTGTCTCTAAGGTCTGCAATCCTTGCGGCTAGTCTAAAGCATCCAAACTGGTTTAAAGCTTCTAGCTGGGTCAAGGAATAGCCATTTAATAGCCATCCCTTGATTAGTGCGTTTTGTGAGTCGGTGTTTGTCATCAGTTCATTAATTTTTCTATCTCTAAAGTTGCATCGGTATAGACTTGACGAAATTCGTATTCATTTAAAGGCTCAATTTCATTTTTCGCCCAAAAATCTGCGTGCCATTTAATCAAATCAATTTTGATATAGGCATAAATAAACAAATTAGGTAAGTAATTAGGGTTTACAACTAGGACATCATTGTCGTTTAAAATCATGTAATGAAAGTCCATTATTTTAAAATACTTAGGCACATCCATTTGAAACTCCGTTACTTTGGTTGATTTAATTGTGTAAAAATTCATAGGTGTTTGGTTTTATTGTTGCATTAATTTAATGCCTAGCATATAGCCAAGCGCAAAGATTGGTGACATTGCTAGGATAAAATACAAGATTTTTCCGATTACTCTAGTTGCTTTTTTCATAGGTAAGTTTGATAAAAGTCCATTAATCGTTTTGCTCTTGACCATTCAATTGAGCCAATAACCG